TAAAAGGAAGGTTCACAGCAAAAGATAGAAAAAAAATGTTATTGGTTGTAGAGCAATATCCTGATTTAGATATTAGGATGGTGTTTATGCGACCTAACAATAAGTTAAATAAGCACAGTCGCACTACCTATGCCCAATGGTGTGATAAAAATAATATTAAATGGGCAAATAAATATATACCTTTAGAATGGACCAAGGAATTAAAAAAACACCCGAAGAGATAGCAAAAGAAATTTTTGGTAATTGGATAGAGGATTCAAGTAATGAAGAGGAAGAAAAACAAGGAGAGGACAGTTAGTCCTCTTTTTGAGTTATATTCCATTCGTATCGAAATGGTTTATTTTTTTCCATTTGAATTAACTTCTCCAGGTACACACAAGCATCCATTAATTCTTCTTGGGTGTGTTTAAGCCAATCTAATCGACTTAAATCATCTCGTTCCATAGTAGTACCATATTTCTGTTTACCTACCTCAGAACGCTTTAAAATCTTATAACAAACATCTTCTTCTATACTACTCATAATTACTTTAGTTAAAATTTTCCACTTACAGTTCCATTAGGCTTTTTTATAATACCTCCAAACCCATCATTTGTTCGGACACGATTCATATACTCATCGCAACAAATAGCTTCAGGAGAAACAACATTATCATCAACTACTTTAATTGAGTAACTTGATAGTTCAATCTCCTTTTCACACTTTTTACATATAAACTTTGCCATAGTAAGGCTAATATACAAAAAAAAAGAGAGAACAAAAAGTTCCCTCTTCCTAACCAAAACTTACAAATTATGAGAAATCAAAAGTAAGATTGTCAAATATATAAAACTTTTCCTTTATCATAGTCTAAAAGAGTAATATACTTATAAACAAATTCTCTTCTACCAAAAGAACTAGATTCAGGCATAGTTTTCCAAATCCAATTATCTATTTTTATTTTATTCAAATTAAAGCACAAGACACTATCACAACTAAAAAAATTAATGTATAATCCTTGAGCAGATTTTTCGTTTTTAGTCTTTCTTAATATTCTTTCGTACTTGTGCATTTCCAATATTAATCCATCTTGATATTTTTCTTTAGCAAACTCTAAAGTAAAACTCCTTTGCTTCATTTCGCAATAGAACTTCCTTGCATCCCACTCGTAGGTAAAATCCCAAAAATCATACTTTCCCTCAGAAGGGACACAATCAATTTTATACTTACTAGCGAATCGGTCTAACAAGTTTAGTTCATTTTCACTCATTCTTTTTTAACTTAGTTAATATTTCTAACTCATTCTTAAGTTCAATTACTGCATTACACATCTCTAACTCATTTGCATTGGCTAACACAGCCTCTCTCTTATAAGCCATCATTTGTGTATGTACCCAAGTAAAAGCATAAGCACTTTCCTCAAATACCTTTAATCTAGGTTTTAACTTCTCAGCTTGTGGATGTCCCTTAAATTGTTCAAACATCTTTAACACCTCTTTTTGATGTGCTATAAACTTATCAAGACTATTCATCTCGTCTACATTAGGGTCAGCATCTCTAAGTAACTGAATCGCTTTCATTGTAATTTGGTCTGCCATAGTTTAGTAGTTTAAAATAGTTTTAATTGATTAGGGTCTGTAGTCCATTGTATAGCCATCGCTTTTGCTACACCAGTAAAAGTTTTACTACTTTCTTTAGCATTTTTACTTATACCTCTACTAAAACTTTGTCCTCTTTTTTTACCACCTGTATTACTTGGTAAATAAGGTTTGTAATTATCAATTATTTGAGTAGGTTGTAGTGGTTTTAAATTTTTTAACCACAATAAAGTCCTTTTACTATAAGGATGTCCGTATTCATAAGGCTGTATTGCTTGTGTATGTTTTGGTAAATTAACTACTTTTAGAGGTGTTGGATTTTCTACTGCAATATATTTAATTGGTGCGTTAATCATTTTCATAAAAAAATCTTTAGCCTCAACTGCTTTAGCAAATCTTTTTTCACATAAATTTCCTGCTGTTGGGTACATCCATCTTGCACCTGCTTTACTTAAATAAGTACAAGGAGGGTGTGCTATCATCATATCATATTTACCACTATAAGCCTCTTTTATTGCATCTCCTTTTATGTGCCATTCAGAGTGACCACCACTACAATCTTGTATATCACAACTATATGCTTCGTAACCTAATTTTCTAAATGCTATTGTTATGGCTTGACTTTCTTCACAAGCAACTAATATCTTCATAATTTAAAATATATGGTTAGTTGGTGTTTTTTTAATTGTTTCTTGTATAGGGTCAATAGGTGTACCATTTTCATTAAGGTATCTAAATCTACGAAGTTGATACGAATAAAACAAACAGATAGGCTCTAATTCAGGTGTAGGTACTCCTACTAACTTCTGAAACTTAACCTTCTGTATGTGTATTTCAGTTGTATTCCATTGTTCACTTTGTGGATTTCTATGAAACACAATAAAGTTATCTGCCCTATTTCCAAACATAGCACCATACTCTACATCACTCATATTAGGTGCAGGTCGAGTACCATCTTCGTTTCTTTTTCTGTTTGCTGCTGTTCCAGGGTGAACAACTAAGTAAAATAATACATTGTGCTTTTTTATAAATCTTCTAACATTACTCAAAGCATCATAATAATAATCGTACTTATTTGTTTTACTTGGTGCTTTTAAATCGTTAAGAGGGTCTATAGATATGCCATCAAAATGTTCTACATCCATCATATCTGTAAAAGATTGTAAAACTTCTTCTACAGTTGGTGTTTCTTCAAATGTAATAACAGTAAAATGATTGTAAGCCCATCGTATACCTTCTAAATACTTTTCTCCATCCATTCGAGTATTAAACTCTTTATCAGCAGTTTTACCACAATACATCTCAGCTATATCAATCATCAAATCACCTACAGGTTCATTCTCAGGGCAATACATAAGCCACTTATAATCGTATAACTTAGATGCCATTATCATTAAAAATAGTTGAGTAGTTGTTTTACCGATATTAGCAAAACCTGTCATTATGGTAAGTTCACCTTTGCGAAAAGTATAGTGGTTGTCTAAGGGTTTTATTCCTGTAGTTAATCCTTTAGTGTAACCATCACGATATATCTTCTTACAATAGTCCTCAATTTCTTCTTTTGAAGTAACTCTATAATTAGACATACCTTATCCCTTAATCGCTTTAATTTGACCATTAAGATAATCAGAATCAGGTAAATCTTTTTTTAACCTAGAAATCCATCCTGAAGCACTCATCTTCCAATTCTTCATTTTATTTCTACCTACTTTCCAACCTTGGGATTCATAATAGTAGAAAAATCTCTCGCCTTCTTTTTTATTGCTACCCTTCTCCTGGAAGTATTTTATTACTTCAGAGATGGTTCTAGGTTGTGATTTGGACTTAGACCCCCCCAAGTCCTTAAAACCACTATTTATATCGTTTTCATTAAGTAATTTTAAAACAGATTTATGTACATTACTGTTTGGATTTAAAGTTGCTCCATATTGAAACTCTATAAATCCTTTTAAATACCATCTTCCATTACCTAATATTATAATTCTTTCTTTTTCTTGATTAACTTTACTGACAAAGTTTTTTAAATCAACATCACAACCTATCACATATTCAAATAACTTTTTGTTTGGTTTAAATATTCCTGCGTGATTACAATTATCACAAACAAATATCCAAAACAATTTATCTTTTAATGGTAAATCTAAATACCAATCTTCACTCCATTTAGTAGTATCTGTAAATCTTTTCGCCACAATTTCTCAAATTTGGTTAAGTTAAAAAAACAAAGGGAAGCAGCTAACGACCAAGTTATTAAACCTCCCTTTGAGAGAACAACCTAGTGGATTAAGCTTTCACTAGGATTTAATTATGCCCAACTCACGCTTGGTACTCTCGTTTATTTAAGGCTCATAGATTTTGTTCTGAAGTCTTACAAGCAGTAGCTATGATTATTAAGGTTTAACTGCTAATCACCTTTGCCTTAATTTTATCTAAAATGGTAAATCAGAATCACCATTAGCCGAATGGAATTTATTGTCAGCTACAACAGGTTCTTCAGTTACCTCTTCTTTTAAAGTAAATACTTTCCAAGCACTCAAATCAGTATAATACCTTTCGTTGTACTCTCTACAATTGATGTTAAAAGATACATCTACCATTTGACCTACCTTATTAAACTTTAAAAAGTTTTCTACCTTCTCTTCACCAAAGACAGTAAAATATACTTCGTTTTGGTAATCTCCATTTTTTGTTGTTAAGATAAATCCTAACTTCTTCCAAGCGTTCCCTTTACTAGAAGTTCCTTCTTGTACTTCTGAGATTTTTGTAATCTCACCTTGCAATTTCAAATCATTCATTGTTTTTAATTTAAGTTAATTGTTATTCAAATTGTTCAAAATATTGGTCTTGGACTTTATTAAAGAAATCCCTGACCTCTGCGTTTTTATTCATTTCATCAACACAAGCAGCCACAAGAACACTAATTTCTTCGTGGTAGTTAAGGTGAAACCTAACAACAAAATCCTCATCGCTTTTTGTGTTTTTAATGGAAACAACAATACTTTCATTTGTTTCCTCTTGTATAGTTTCGTGAGAAATGTCTACAATGTCTTTATTTATTTTCATTCTCAAAAACTTTTTTAATTAAATCTACTTTCTTTTTTACTGAAGAAGTTGATTTGATAATTCTTCTCAACTTACCATTAAGAGTATAATCATCTTGTCTTATAACCTCTTTTAATATTCTTCTTTTAAAAGACCTAAAATCTTCATCATACTCACACAAAATCTTAAATGTCTTTACTGAGTGTACAACATTAGAGTGGTCACAATTAGTTAAAGTAGCTACATCAGATAATGTTAGGTCACCAAATGTACTTAAAAAATATCTAAGTGAGTGCCTAGCGTTCATAAATTCTCTTTTCCTACTTAACCCTAAAACATCTTTAGAATCAACATTCCAAAATTGACAAACAATAGGTAAGCAAGTTATTAGCCTAGTATTAGCGTGTCTAGGTAAAAATTCAGTTTTCATAATTCATCGTAAATTAAGTTATTTGTTTTTTTTGGTTTACCAAATTCTTCTAGCAAAGATACATACTCATCTCTACCTTGGTCTATAAAATGTTCAGAACACCTAAATATTCCTATTTGATGTGGAGCATTTGTTTCTATTACTATAAACATAAACTCTTTAGCATTAAAACCATCAAGATAAAAAGCTGCTTGTCTATGATAAGAATATCTGTAAGCACTCTTCCTAAACTCAGTAATTGGTTTGGAGGTAGTCTTTAAGTCTACTAACATATCACCACCATTTACAACTATATCAGCCTTTCCTTTACAATTTTGCATAGTGTTATAATCTACCCAACTATTAGCAACTTCCTTATCAGAGTTATCTAGTATATCAGTAATCTCTTTGTGCTTAAACAATTTATCTCGCATAGTTAAAGCATTATTATATTGCTCTAAACTAATTACAATACCTTCATTTCTTTCTTCAAAACTTTGTTTCCAAGCCTTGTTTAATTTACTAGCCATAGATTTAGTTGGCTCAGGTCTATCTCCTGGATTAAATACAATAAACTTGTTTTGATATTCCTTTGGTTCTAATACAAGTGTGTGCAATAGATTACCAAATCTTAAAGGAGGTGAATCTATTTTACCACCTTGCTTCATCATCTCATAATACT